AATATAGATTTGAAATTTTCCAACGGTTTTTAGATAAGATTGAGTTGGAACATTCCACAAAGTTTCATAAACATGATTTAGTTTACCATATTCAGGTACAACTTGAGGTAATGCGCCATCTTTAGAACCTTTAATAGAAATCAAATCGCGTGGCGGTTCAATACCATTTGTTTCATTCGATAATTGAGCTGATGTTTCAGCTGGCATAATTGCCATTAATGTTGCATTACGAATGCCAGTTACTTTTATTTTAGTTCGTAACTGTTCCCATGGCATAATAGCTTCCAATGGAGTATTTTTAGAAAGATCTCTTGGAAATATTCCATCGCCGTATTTAGTTTTAACTTTAATAGGACCAAATTCTGAAGCTAGATCGACTGAAGATTGAGTCAAATAGAAAGCTTGTTTTTCCATCATTCGTTCGGTGTGTTCTAATGCATCATCAGTTCCCCACATCATCCTTGCTTTTGCTAGCCAATGAGCATAACCAATAATGCCAACGCCAAGAGGACGATATAATTTAGTAGCTCGTTCAGCAGCTTCTACTGGATATTCTTGATAATCTAACAATGCATCGAGTCCGCGCACAATAATATCGCAACAAGCTGCCAAAATCTTTTCTTCTTTCTCTGAAAGTACTTTACTAAATTTACCCCAATTAACTGCAGCCAATGTACATAATGGAAGCAATGAATCATCAAATCCGAGAGCTTTAGATGCTAAAAGAATTTCACAATTATGAACTAATATTTGATTAGCATAAAAATTATTATTATCTTCAACTTCAATATCCCATACTGGGATTTCTTCTTCTAAAAATTCTATTTTAAGCATATTATTCCTTTCTTTTCAATTGTGCTAAACTTGCATTTTTACGAGCTTCTTCATCTCTAAAATGCGGTAAAAAATCTAAATTTGTTTTTTGTTGAACTATTTTTGCTAAATTAGCATATTTTCCATTAAACCTAAATTTACTAAACATTTTTGGTATTTGTTTTCCAATACTTTCTCCATATTGCTTAAATTTTGGAAAGCCAGGTATATAACCATAGTGGTTAGAACACTCAATACATATTTTAATTAACTCATCATTAGTTAATAACCCTGCATTAGAATTTCCTAAACCAGACATTGCTTTAGCCATATTTTTTCGCCACGTTTCTTTATTTTCATCTTTTACAATCCATCTACCACATCCACCAGGTTTAGCATTATATCCTATTTTATTATGGGTTAAATTTTCATTTAAAATAATATTTTCTTCATATTTTCTAATTTCATTCATATCATCTGATGAAAATATAACTTCTAATTTCCAAGGATCAGGACCATATTTTCTAATTGCACTATGAAATCTAAATTTACTTCCACATCGTGCAGCAGATAAATGTCTTTTCCATCTATGTTCTATGTCATAGATAGATTGACCAACATAACATTTTTTATTAATTAAATTTGTAATACGATAAACAATTGCCATAAATATCCTATGAATAATAATATTTCATAGGTATTTATAGTAATTGAAATGTTTTTAGTTTATTTCTAAGATGTCATCTTCTAAAAGATATTGAGCTTCAATATATCCACGATTTTTTGTATATATTTTATGGTCTAATGTACAAATTAAAGTTTTCCCGGTGCTTTCATCAGTAACTTTCATTACTTTAGCTTTCGGTTTTGTTAAAGCAACGGCATTGATTTGTTTAAATTCAGAAACACCTTTTTTATTATTACGGCTCCAGACTTTTAATGGTTCATTATAATTTATCAAATCTTCAATACAAATATCTTCTATAGACCCATCTTGTTTTTGTATCGTTATTATAGTTTTACCATCAACACAACAAAGATTTGTTAGATAAATCGATTCATAGAAAGGTGTATGGGTGTTTGCTGTATCAGCAAACATGATATAGATACGACCAGTTTCGAATCGCTCATTTAATAATTTCGTAAAGAATTCTACTGCCGAAATAGTTTTTTTAATGACTTTATGAGAAGCTTCATATTTTAAATATAGTTCTTCAAACAGATGTGTATTAGAACTATAAAAAGCTTCATAAAGATCAGGCACTTCTTCAGGACTAAATAGTGTAATGTTGCCGCCAGTTGCTAATCGCATCAGCATAAAGCCGTTAATAGCTACAACATAATCAAGAGTTCTAATACGAGTTTCTTCAGTTCCCTTATTATTTTTTAATTCGATTAAACTTTCGAATTCTAAATGCCATCCAGGATAATTTGCTGTAGCACTTGCACTTCTAACAGCACCTTGTGCAACACATTTTAAATCAGCATTTAGTTTTTTCAAATAAGGAATAACACCTGTCGTAATAGCATCTCCATTACGAACCGGTTGTCCAACGGCTCTTAATCTACCAATACCTAAGCCAATTCCAGCTTTACGAGATGCATAATCAATAATAGCATCACCAGTAGCTTTAATAGAATTTAAACTATCTCCACATTCTATTACAGTACAAGATGAAAATTGTTTTACATTGGTTCGTAATCCAGCCATAATTGGTGTTGGCAACGAAATATAATGTTGAGATGCTAGATCATAGAACTTTTTAATGTAATAGAATCGTTTATCTTTCGGATAGGTTCCAAAAAGAATTGCTGCAGCTAAAATATATGGAAATTGAAAAGTTTCATAGAGTTGTTTTGTTTTTCTATTCTGAGCAAGATATTTTTTCCTCATTTGTTCAGAACCTGCATATTTGAATAGATCATCACGGTTATGATCTATCATTGCATTTAGTATATCAAATTCTTCTTCAGAATAAAGTTCTAATAATTCTTTTGTGTAAACTCCTAGAGCTATATTCTTTTTAACGACTTCATATAAATGCGGAGGATTATTAGATCCAAAAGCCTCTTTACGAATAGCAAGCCAATTAAGTCTTGCTGCTACCTGATCATAATTGGGGGTATCTTCAGAAATCAAATCAGCTGCTGCTTTTATCAACATTGAATGAATATCTTTTGTCTTAATTTTATTCTGAAAATGCGGATTAGCTGTCATTTCAATCTGAGAAACTGATACACCTCTAATAGGAGGAAATATCTCATCTCCATTACATGCCCATTCAACTACCGCATGGAGCTTTGATAAATCTAACGGTTCTGTAGATCCATTTCTTTTAGTGACTACCATAGTGCAATATGTCCTATATTTTATTTTTAAAGTAAATCGATAAAGCCGATCAAATGTAATCCGGCAGATGAAGTAAAATCTAATTTCCGAGCTTTAGAAAAAATTCCATCTCCTTCACGATCTTGTTCAACGGTTTTAGCAGCTGGTGAAGTATTCCCTTCAATAGTGCTAAATGAATGATCACTTACCTCAACTACAATACCGGCATGACCATTACCTCCAGCACCTTTCTGAAAGATAAAGACTGAACCTGGTGTTGGAATCTTGCTGACATAAGCTTTAGAAGCATTATAGGATGTCATTACAGCGGGGGTAAAAGCCTTTTTAATAAAAGCTAATTTAGCAGGATCTTTAGCAAATGCTTCCATATAAACAGCTTTAACGAAAGCCATACAGTATGGCCACCCAGATCTCCAGGAAGCAGCTATCATGTTCTTGCTTAATTGATCAGAAAGGACATCACAATTTGCAATTGTTTTAGATGTCCATTTTGCATTTGGAACGCTTTCTGTTAAACCAACATATCGTTTAGCAATTTTGATTATTGAATCAGAATTCATTTTTAAATTTCTCCTTCTTTGTCTGTAATCTTATTTATGAATTACAGAAAGTTAAAGAAGATCTCCGTACAATTTTCCATTCAAATGTTTCCATAAATCATATGGACCTGCTATAATACATTGAGTAGTTTGAATACCATGATCAATGGTTATTTCACCAACTGGATGACATAATGCTGTATTTTTCTGAAGCATTGGATGAACTAATGAAACTTCTTCTTCTATTCCTTTAATTTTAATATCAGCTAATCTGAATTTAGTATCTTGAGGAGTCATTGTTAATGCATACGATTGAACCGTTGCACAATCTTCAAGTTTCATATAATCTAGAGTTAAAGTATCCGGATCAGAAACTAAAATATACCAATTATATGGAAGCAGAAATTCGAAATCATTTATTTCGATTCTAAATGCAGCGCCAATAGTTTCTTCTGAATAAGCAATTGGCAACAAAGTATAATCTAACATTGTTCCACTAAAGGCCCAAAAATATTTAGCAATACACGGACTAGATGTTGATTCAAGAATGTAACTTTTTTGGAATTCCGGTAAGATAATGATAATACACCTTCCTATATTTTTATGTTATGTTTATCGACGATTGGGTATTCGGCTTCTTTGTACCATTTATCACGTTCTCGTGAATGTTTTTTAGACCATTTTAAATCAGCAAAAATATCTATTACATGAACTTTATTTTTATCATGAGCCAATCTAGTTCCTCTTCCAACTGATTGAATTGTTTTGATAAAAGATTTACCTGCATCGATAAACATCAAACAGAATACTCGATCAATACTAATACCGGTAGAAGCAATACCAGATGTAGCAACAACGATCATGTCATTACGATCTTCAAATAAATCATATTGTTCTTTACGATCTTCTTTTTTAGATCCACCATAAAGGAATACAGCGCCTTCAATAAGTGTTGCTAATTTTTCTCCAAAAGGAACTGAATTAACAAGTACTAAAGTATTTCCATACTTATTACAACTGTCAATAATTAAATCAGCAATTAGATCCATGCGTTCTTCATTTCGGGAAAGATAAGCTCTTTCCGCTGCATAATCAGGGAATTCTTCTTTATCCTTTTGTTTGATACAGACTTTTTCAATTTCTACTTCAGCCAAATAACCATTTTCAATTAACCATTTAGCTGGTATTTCTATTAGAATATCTCCAATAGCCGAATGTAATGATAAGCGATTTGCGATATGTTTAGGAAATGTTCCAGTTACCCCAAATTTGAAAGGCATGTGAAATGCTGATTCATTGATAATTTTTTGAGCAACATTGGCCGCTGCTCCATGTACTTCATCCCATATTAAGCAATCAAAGATCTCTAAAATCTGCAAATTGTATTGAATAGCTTGCCATGTTGCAACAACATTTCCATGTCTAAAATCTTTTTCATCTCCAGAAAATACTCCAGTATCCATTCCACAAGTTCTGTACCATTCTACAGTTTGTTCAACTAGATCTGATGATGGTACAATCGTAATAGCATTATATCCCATTTTTGAATATGCATGAGAAATAGCAGAGGTCATTAAACTATTGTGATGTAAAAACCCATTAGCATCATAATACCAATGTTTTTCATTATCAACTTCAATGTCAAAAACATCATCATTACCGCAAAATTCTAAATCGGAAATAGTTTCAATTCCTGTTTGAAGTATTATTTCATCTCCTGTTTTCAAGGTATCCACTGTCTGGTAATTATTTTCAGACGTAAATAGCAAATGTTTATTAGCGCATTTCAATTGTTTTTGAGTACTTGAAACAAGTTTTATTATATCACTATTTTTCTTTATCATCCCATTTATTTTGCAAAACCCATTAGGTGTTTCAATTTCAAGGTGCTCAGATTGAAAAAATTCAATATCGTTTTCAAAGGTATGTTGCTCTAATTCAGCGATGGCTTGAAAAAGCACCCCGATTGAAGTTGTTAGATGCTGCATAAAAACTCCAAACATGTTTCAATTGTTTTTTGTGGATTGGTTTTATAATCATTTTCCCAAATAACTAAAACTTTAAAGCCTTGCTCTTCAATAAGAGAAATCCTATTAGCATCTTCTTGCCAAACTTGTTCAGCTGTAATATTAATTCCACGTGAAGAATATTTTGTAAAAACTACCGGTGCTTTATATTTTACTGGATTTGCATGCCAATAATCACCATAAAATTCTATTATTTTTCCAGCAAAATAATAATCAACCATCGCCATTTTCCCGTTACTCAATCTAATCAATTTTTCACCGAGATTTTTTTCAGATTTTTCTCCGTATCTTGCGCCAAATAAATCAAGTTTTTCAAACAGTTCTTGAGAAACTTTAGAATATCCTTTTCCATTCCAAATTTTAGCTTGATTTATTCTTTCTAATTCTTCATCTGATTTGCTAAGAAGAGTATTTTGCCACTTAACTTGTCTATTAGCAAATATTTGTGTTCCATCTTCTAAACCATATTTCTTAATACAAGTTTCTAATGAAAAGGTGGCTTGTCTTTCTCTTTGTTTTGCTATAGCTTCTTCTTGGGTAAATCCCTTTTTTAAGAAATATTCTTTACTAACGGTATCACATTTTTTGTTCTTTTCTTCATATTTTAATTTACCTTCAGTATTACCAAATCGGTCACTATAATATCGTAAGCTGCTATTATCTGGATTTTCTGGTTGCCAGTTTTTTGTTTTTCTTTGACAATAATCTTTATATTTTTCTTTTGCCATATCATTAGAAAAAACAGAATAAAATCTTTTTTCTGTAACTTGAAGTGGATTATCTTCAGCACATGAGCATACTACAAATTTTATTACTTTATTTTCACAATCAATTCCATTTCTTTGGATTTTGAGTAATGCAGAACATAAATTACAAGTGGGTTTCTCTATTTTTTCACTCATTATTTCAAATGAAAAATTATGAGTATTAGATAAAAACTCTGCAAGTGGAATATCATTGATAGTGCAATACTTTTTCAATCCAGCTAATGTGTTAATAACTTTCTTTTTATTACCATACCTATATTCATGAAATATTTGCATTTTCTATCTCTCTAATTTTTTCAGCAAGCTCATTACTTACTTTTATTTTTATTAAAGTGTCGCCAAAAACACATTTGCCAGAACCGGTTCCGGCGATAATATAGCCACCATTATTGTTAATGCCTAAATTGACACTTTGAACTTGATATGGTCGAAGTTTTATTTTATTGTTTGGAAATGGTAATTCACTTATAGTTTCTGGAACTGGAAAGAAAACACGATCATCTTCTAGTTCAATTTCATATCCCCATAATTCGATATATGGAACTATGCGAGATAATAATCTAACATATGTTTTTCCTGTCTTTTCAAAGAATCTTATTCTACCATCCCATCTTCCCATAACAACAAGAGGCATAAATCTTGCTCCATCGACTTCTGGGCCAAATTCATTCCATAATATGTTGACATGTTCTGGTTTAAGACCAGAAATAACAGCCCATACTTCATCCTTGACAAATATTTTACACTTCATAGTACAGTTTGTTCGATACTTGCTACATGCAATTTAGTCACATTCGACATTTGCCAATGCATAATATCCATTGCTTCTAAAATAGCGGCTGTTTTTTGTCGAAGGAAATTTATTTCTAGCATTAGTTCGGATAGATCAACAAATTCTTTATCGCCTTTAATGTATTGTTGGATATCTTTACTGGTTAGAGTACGATGATTACCTTCATTAAGTGCTTTATGCTTTTTACCTTCATGTTCATCGCGTCTAAGTTCAATCAATTCATACATCGATTTTAATTCACTAGACATTTTCTTAAATCGATACATTTCTTTAGGCAAGTTTTGACAAATTTCAACTAATTTTCTGCCTTCAAGAGTAAAGAAAGGTTCAATTTCAGTAATTGCTTTTTCATAGCCTTCAATATAATCAATGACTTTGAATGAATCAGAAGCGATAGGAGAAAGGAAAGTCATGAATATTTTTCTTATTTTGTTAACTAGATAACATTATAAATTAAAAGGGCTGGAAAGTAAACTGTTCCAGCCCTTTACATGGTTGTGAGTGCTACTTATTCAGCAGTTTCAATAACTGAAACATCACCAGTTAATAGTTCACGAACACGTTTGATCAATTTACTTTCTGATACAAAAATTTCTGTACCGTTATCATGAGTCAAAATAAAACCATTATCAGCTTTTACGATTGTAATTTCCTGCATTGTATTTCTCCTGTAGAGGTTTGTAAATTATTTTATTTAAAACTGTGTTTTTATCACAAATCCAAAATTCAAATCAGAAATATCCGAACGACATTTGTTGGAAAATTGATCAAGTAGTATTTGAATTGGCCGAACTCTAGTTGGTTTAATACAAATCTGTGTTTCATTGTATGAAATGACATCATTCAAAATGATCCAGCTTTTGAGTTCGGCTTTATTCATTAAATGTCTTCTAACACAATTTCTTCTTCAACTTCTTCAAACAATTTTTCATTTTTTTGAACTATTGGATGAGATAATAGTTTTTGTACAAGTTCTTCATTTAGTTGCTTACGCTGAAATTTAAGTGTTTCATCTCCATTTTGATATGAATACCAAGCTCCAGCTTTACTTACTACACCATCTATTTCAAGTAATTCAAGTAATCCTGAATATTGAGACATTCCTGTTGAATATGGAACTTCAATTTCAACTTTACTTCCTAATTTAGCAAAGCGGGATTTAAAAGCTTCAACTCGCATTCTAATTCCTACGACTTCAGTTTCTTCTTTCAATTTCAATTTAGTAATAATGCCAATAATTGATGGAGAAAATTTAGTACTATTCGTTATAGCCCATTCTCCTTCTCCTTTCATGACATCGCCAGGATATACATGATCGGTACAAATAATGGTAATTGGAAATCTAGAAGCTTTTTTTACCATCATACGAAGCATTGCTTTAGTTCTTTTACTTCTCTGACCTTGATCACCACGAATTTCACCTTTTTCATAATTTTCTTGTTCTGTTTCAGTAGATAACATCGCAATACTATCTAATACAATTAAAAAAGGTTGAGCTTCATAATTGCCCTGACCATGTTCTTTTTCATATGATTTAAAGAAATCAGACATTACTTTATTGACATCTTCTATGGTATCAACTTGAAGATATGTTAAGTGATCTTCATCGGTTTTAACTCCTATCTTGCGAAGATATTCTTCATCGACGGCATTCTCACTATCTAGTATTAATATATGAGCTCCTGCTAATTGAGCTTGCTTCATTAAATTACCAGATAAAAATGATTTGCCTGCTCCAGAAGGACCTGCTAACAGTGTAATTCTACCTTCAGGAATACCTTTATAGTATGAACCTGACAATGTCCTATTTAATGCATAGTTACCAGTTGTAAACCATTTATTAGGATTAGATAATCCCAAGCTAACAGTTTCCATTTTTTCTACATTTTTCTTAAAGTCTTTTAAGAAACCTAAACCTGCCATATAATTTCTCCATTTCTGAATTAAAGAATCTGCAAGATTAATTTAATCTTGCAGATTATGAGAATAAGAACTGGACGAAATTATTCTGCTGTAGCGGCAGCTTTTGCTTTCGCTCTTGCACGTAATTCTTCAATTACGCTGCTTCCTTTAGGAGCTTCAGGAGTTACCACTTCTTCAGGAACAGAAGTTGCTGCAACTGGTTCAGGTGAAGCTGGAGTAGCAATAGGAGCGGCGGGCGATGGAGTACTTGAAGAGACTGCTGCAGTTTGAGTTGACGCAGCAACTGTACCGCCAGTTTGGTCAGCAATCAACAATGCTTCCATTTCTGCACGAGAAATATGACGTGTACGTTGATCGTTCAAATTAAACAATTCTAATTTCTCAATCAAATCATCTTCAACATCAGTTTGTTTTGGAGAGAATGAAGAAATATCGTAGTTTGAATACTCACCATTTTTGGTTTTCTTAATACGGAAATTATAACCACCTTTCAATGCATACGGTTCAACTTCCAAATCACCAGATTGAAATGCTGCTTGAATCAATTTAAAGATTTTAGGACCAATATCAATCAATTTAACGATTTGATTTTGATCATGTTCAATTGGTGATTCGATAACAATGACTTGACCAAGATATGACAATTTACGGTAATATTTTTTACCCAACAGTTCGTTCTTTTCGTCATAATGTTTGCGAGACAATTCACAAATAGGGCATGATTCACCATACATTGACAAACAAGGAACTGTTTTACGTTCACCATTAATGTTCAATTCATGGGTTTTATGTTCGACTAAGAAACCCATTGGGTTATCTTCATCAAGATCAGGAAGGAAACGGACGATAGCAGTTGTATCGTTAGCCATTTTCCAAAATGGATAGAATTTTTTCCAATCGGCGTTAGTAGAAGTACCAGATGCTTTTGCGGCGAACGCTGATTTAAGTGCGGCAAGTTTTGACATAATTAAAATCTCCAAAATATTTAAAATAAAAAATAGACAATAGAAAACTACAAGCTATTTACAGCTTGTAAATCTATTTATAGGAATCAGCGAGAAATGCTCAGCATCTAGAGCAAAAAGAAGTGTTGGTACGGAGAGGAATTAAAACTGTACCAACACTAAAGATCTATTATATCAACTATTTTGACTTACGTATACTGTTAAAGTCATAATATAAATCAACTTTACCCAAAGCATGCAATTGTGCATTGCTGTCAATCAAATAAGCTGCGTCTACTTCTGTACCAAGTGATGGAGAAGAAGTGGCATAGTATTGTTGAGCAACTGAACTGCTAGGTACAGTTTTATCAGGTCTAGTTGATTGACGTTGAATCAAAGTTGACAAAGCATTTGGAAATTCTACAGAACGAATTACATATCCATGATCTCTAGCCAACGCAATAAAATAACGTCTTCTTTTTTTTGAACAATTTGAATTATCTACTATGATTGATGCACCACTTTTGATTTTAGCAGTATAATCAGCTTTCCAAAATTTATTAAAAGCGCTTTCATTGTCAACACAATATTGCCATGCTGCATCATATTCTGTATTTCCAGTCATACTAAAATAGTAATCAATTCTATATTGATCCAAATTAATGGTTGCAAAACTATCATGTGCAGAACGAAAAGTCGATTTGCCAGTCCCAGAAGCTCCAACTAAGATCCACAATTCTTTATTTTCATCTGGAATTTTAGTTTTTGTAGGCAATTCTGCATTCACGAATGATTCAGCCCATGTCCAAGATTTTTGCAATTTATCTGAATGTTCGTCTGAAATTCTACCATGAGCATCAGACAAAACCATATCAACAAATGCTGGCACTAGTGATGATGATTGACTAATAATATCAACTTTCAAACCGGCCAATTGATTTGGTTTAGAAAAATCATATGGCAAATGGTGTTCAATCAACCATTTGATTTGACGAAACTCTTGAGGTGTCATCAATTTGAAGAAATCATTTTCAATAATGAAGTCTTCAAATATACGAGCAGATCTCAATTCATGAGCTGGATAACGATAGACCAAACCACGTTCTGGATGATTTTTAAGTTCGCGACAAGGTGGTTTGCCAGTATCATGAAACAACAAAGCAGTTTTTGTCAAGAATTGTTGTTGCTCTGTTCGTGTATTGGCCAAATTATCTCTATACCAGCGAAGAGTCATTTCAGTATGAACCCACACATTCTGTTCACGATGATATGGTGAATCTTCACAGGTATTAACCATATCAGTTCGAATTTGTGACTTAACCAATGCTTCTCTTAAGGTATTAAAAACTTCAACATACATTTTATAAACTTCCTCTATTGTGTATTTTGACAATATATCATACATTTCTTAAAATGTACACTAACTTTTTACTCATTAAAAAGTCCTTTGAAATCAACTAATAAAAAACTGTCAGACTATTGGTGCTTATATCTCTCTCTTAATTTCTCTCTCTTCTCTTCTCTGTTAAACTTTAATAGCTCTGTTAGTTGTTAAAGTTTATTTTTTCATCTCTGTTCACTTCGTTTTTTAGCTGATATATGTCATATCAAGTTAAGTTCACCTTGTTTAACAGACATCACTCTGTTCATTCAGATCAGCATTTCTGAACTCTATCTGAAATAATAATATTTGTTAAATAGATCAAAGAACTTTATAACACTGATAAATGATATGAGATTACTCGAATTTTTAGTTTTGTTTGAATCGCTTGATCCAGAGCTTAGACGCAATCGTAAAGAAATGATAAAGCATTTTTTAACATTGAATAGTTATTCTAAGTGGAATGCTGAGCATAGTTTAGAAGTTGCACGAATTGCCAGAGATTTCGGAAAGCAGATTGGAGTTGATGTTAATAAGATTTTAAAAGCGGCATTGACACATGATGTTGGCAAGACAAAAATTTCAAAAGCAATTTTGCATAAAGCAGGATTATATGATCCGATCGAAAGAGTTGAAATTAACAAACATGCTGAAGCTGCTTTGGATATTTTAAAATCATTAACTGGAGAGCATGGAAAAATTGCTAAACAAGGAGCTGAATTGCATCATACTCCATCAGAAGAAATTGATAGATTGATTGACTTAAAAGTATTGACATATGAAGAAGGCGAACTTGTCAAGATTATTATGATATGTGATATATTTGAAGCCTTGACTTCTAAAACTAGACCTTATAAAGAACATACATTAAAGGCAGATGCAATTGAGATAATGAAAACAATGCCTAATATCGATCAAACACTTTTTAAAAAATTCGTTGAATGGCAACATCAAGAATTCGCGAATGAATATCGTCCAGAATATATCAAACGCGAACGTGAAAAATTAAAAACAGCGAAATTCGATTCGTGAAACCTTGCAAGTATTTCTGCTAAGAATATTTAGCCAACGTTCCCGTTCCTTTAAAGGAATCATTGGAATGTAAACATTAACTCTATCTCCAGTAACAATAATTATTTCAGTTCCTGGAATTTCATGTTCAGAAGTTGCATCATTATATTTGTACATTAAGTCTTTATCGTTTTCAATAGATCCAAAGCCTTTTTCTTCTAATGAAAGATTAAATGCAATTGCAAATTCTTTAAAGTCGAAAAATTCTTTTGCTACGATACATCTATTAGTACGATCGTTAACGATATACAATGTATAAGAATCGTTTTCTGAATTGTAAAATACACAACTTGAATATCGATCTTTCATTTTAAATATCTCCTTATTTTTAGCTTAAATAAATTCTACACTATCTATTAGAAAAAGTACAATGGAATTTATGTTAAGTCTGTATCAATTTTTCACAATCAAAATCGAGATCAAAATTTGTTTCGTCTAAAATTATTTGCTTCAGTTTTTTGGTATCTATCTGCTTATTACAAACCCATCCATCATGTATTAAAAGAAATTGAATATCTTCTGAAGAAAGAAATGAACTGATAATATCAATTACTATTCGTTCATATCCAAAATAGGTATGAGCCACTGCTTGCCGTGAACTCCAACGAGAAAATTGTTTTATTCCTCCAGCTACATTTGTTAGTTCAAAACCTATATCTGTACTCGAACACCAATTTTCTCTAAGATCTTCAGAAATTCTTCTCATTATTTTTATCTGGCATTCACTGACAATAGAATAAAATAATTCATTTGCTAATAATTTACTCGTAATTTCTGGGCCAAATGTATTAATAATAGAAAATTTATAAGTATCAAAACTACTTGTCTTAATATCCCAATTAACTTGTTTTTCAGATGGAACTGTTAAACCAAAAAACATTCCAGTTAGAGCTCTCTTAATAGTTATTTCTTCGATACCAGTTTGCTTAGCAATAGTCTTTCTGATATCGGCTCGTTTTGAAATAAAATTATCAATTGATGGCAATGCTTCTAATGGTTCTAATCTACAATATAATTGTTTTAAAATAGATGGAGCACAAGCTACTATATCATATGAAAACCATCCTTCGAATAATTTAGATCTATTTTCCTTCTTGATATTCTGTAAAGGATGATGTAATCTGCCGGTATTTGCTTCAGTATATTTTAATTCTAATCCATTACAAAGATACTTTGCATAGGTCATTAGAATTAAATCATTTTCAATATTATCTAATTGCGGAATTGAATTGCAAAGTTTTGGCAATTGAATAAATGATCTACATATCTGTGGCTTTTCAGATATTGGAATGATAACTTCTTCAATTACTTTTTTCCATCTCGGTTCTGATCTAAATCGAATATCCCTTACTAAACTAGCAGAACGATGTTTAAAATCATCAGTCACATACCATTCTCTAGAAAGACCACGCTTATAATTATAGTGTCCATCTGTAAAAAGATATGGCTCTAGTTCTTGATGTAAATCGAAATGCCAACGACCATGTTGAACCAGATTGTGCTTAATCCACCACCCCGGAAATAATACAATTCCTCTACCGTGTTTATGTTTAGCTCGTGAACAATGAATCCAAATGCATAGATCGACAAATGCACCTAAGAATCGATCCCACTGTTTCGAATGAGTCTTCTTCAGATCTGGTCGATAAAGCTCAGGAAAATGATCGAATAACAACGTGAAGTCCATGATGACCTATTTTAGCAACTATAGATAGAACTATAACATATAGCATGGAGAAAGTAAAATGAAAGATTATTCAGGAAGAGTTGAAGCTCCTAACAGAGTTGTGTTGCCAGTTGTTGAAAAGTTTCCAGATGTTCCATTAATTGGAGAAATAGTGTTTTTTAATGTTTTTCCGCATCAAGGGATGTTCATTTTTAATGGCGAAGGATGGATTCCGATGTATACAACCATCAATAATGTTTGGGAATCAATTGAAGCAGAAAAGGAACAGAAGATTTTCGAATTGCAACACCAATATCAAACTGATGGGAAAAGTATAGTTGTCTATAAAGATGGACGTAGATTGCCTCGTAATGCGTACGCAGAAATTGGGCCAACGATGTTTGCGTATAAAGAATTAGATGAAGAAGGCGAAATGGTCGAATTAAAAGGTGGTGAAATTTTCGAAGTTCAAATTTTCAATCAAAAACTTCACAGTGTATTCGATGTTAAATCATTTAACAGACGCAACGGTGTTTGTTAGTATATAGCAAGATGTTCGCCTAAAAGTATTAATGCTGAATCAATATCGAAATCTTCATTGATACCACATTCTTTCACTTGATCCCAAAGAAGCAGAGTACCATCTTCCATATAATCACCAAGTTTTAAGTACGTACAATACCCACTTTCTTGAAGTGGGTATTCATCGAATTGTCTCCAATATGGACATACTTTAAAGTTTGGATCATCTGACATTCTTGAACCGGAATAACAGTATACTCCAGTTGGGATTGATTGTTCTAAAAGATCACAGTTCATATTAAATCCGGAGTCCCTGGAGATATTGAGAGCGCTAAACCATTTTCTAAAATAAAAGCTGGTTTTCCAGCTAAAAAGAGATCATAATTAAAATTTGATCCTAAGTGCATATATGCTTCAGAAAATCCTTCACGTAGTTCTTTAAAAGCTAGGAACCATTTTTGATCCTGAAGTGATTTATCTTGTTCTGGATCTCCAGCAGTTGAATCATTTTTTTCGTAAAATTTATTTTCCTCTTTATTATAAATTTTACAATTAGGAAATTTCTTCCACATATTTTCAGCCGATTTGGATAGTTGTGCTGCATTTATTATCCATTTTTCTGTTGAATAACTAACATAAGCATATAATTGCGGAGCAAATCCATCACCTCTATAAGCTGGTTCAATTTCAGTTGCAATAGGTTGCCAAATTTCAGGAGTTATTAACTGAAATAAGCAATACCCGATATATTCGTTAGAATCTTTATTAACAATAATATAGCAAAAATGTTTAGTATCATATTTGTATAAAAATACAAATGCTGTAGATTTTGTATTTTTTCCAGCTATATGGTATTTTTGCTGTTCAGCACTTTGAAGATTATCGATGACCTCATGCTTTGGTAAACCAGAAAGAGAACCATTATACCATTCGCGTAAATACTTAATATCTTTTATTTTCATAGTTCTGCATATTCGTCTAAATTGTTATCATATAATTCTTTTTGACATGCAATAATATTACCATCTGATTGCAAGTGATCATTAATTATGTCTAGCGCCTGTTCTAGTTCGTGAGATGGTTTGTTAATCTGAGCCTCAACATATTTTAATCCATGAATTTTCATTACTGATAGTAATGGCCCTTTATAATTTTCATAAATGAATAATCCGCCATTTAATGATTTAATATGTTTGTTAATTTTACTCAGACTTAATTTAGGACATTGTCCTAGTTCAACATCTCCAGCTAAAACATCAAGTTCCATATTTCCAAAACTGTTAATTAAAAAATCAGAATTTTGAAAAGAAGGATGAGCACCAAGTGCAATTGTACTTCCATTTTTACTGCCTTCTAAAACGTTTGGAAAATTGTTAAATGACTTAAGAGCGTCGGTTGCGATTCGAATCATTTTGCATT